TTGTTTTAAGAAGTCAAATTTATGAAGAAAAAATACATTACGCTTTCTTTAAATTAACCCAGAATATAATCCATACATTTAAATTCTATCATACCGAGGTTAGTGATTTAGAGCATTTACAACATGAAATTATTGTATTTTTATTATCTAAAATACATTTATTTGATCCTAGCAAAGGTGCCAAAGCATATTCTTACTTTGGTACCATTGTTAAACGTTGGTGTATTCTTTATAACGATAAAAATTATAAAAGTAAAATCAGCAAGGTGTCAACTGATGAATTACTAAAAGATGATACCCACTCATATACTATTGAACCATCAAATTCAGATGATAGATTGTCTAATTTCATGGATGAATACGTAGAATTTGTAAGTATCAACATATATAAACTCTTCCCTAAAGAATACGATGCCAAGATTGCAGATGCAATTTTAGAGTTGTTTCGTAAACGAGAATCAATCGACGTATTCAATAAAAAAGCTTTATACATCTATATTCATGAAATGATCCCAGATGCTAAAACTCCTAAAATTACTAAAATAGCAGGTATTTTATATGGAGTGTTTAAGAAAAATTACCTGTTCTATTTAGAACAAGGATATACGAGTTTTCAACTCTAATAATTTTCTATATTTATACCCAAAAATACTTATATGAGTAATTTAGAATCAAACGTTTGGGGTAAGAAGAAGTTTTCTGATATCCTAAAAGAAATATACGATAATCAAAAGAAAAAAGAAGTCCAAATATCTGCTTTGATAGGTGAATTAAAACCACTTATTAATGATATTGGTGATGCTACATTAATAGTTCCACTTATTAAAGAATATATGGAATTAGGAATCAAAAATGATGAGCAATTAGTTAAAATGGCTACCATAATTCAACGTGCCGTTGCATCTAACAAATCAGAAGATGAATCATTTGGGATGACCGAAGACGAAAAAGCACAATTGTTATCTGAAGTTAAGAAATTTAATCCACAAGGGTAATGTCACATAAATTTGGATTTCCTTCAATGACTAATAAAGCCTCAAATAATAAGGCTAAAGGGGGAAATTCTAATAAGGCTTCTAATGAAGAATTTATAGTTCGAGTAAGTGATATTAATTTAGATCCTTCAACTGGATTTATTAAGATAGGATTTATTAATGGAGAACGAGTAAATAGTAAAGGAATATTAACTGGAAAAATTTATTCTGATATTCGCCCTGCAGATCCATATAAAAAATCATTCCCATTAGTCAATGAATATGTTAGAGTTAAATATGTAATTGCCCCTAATACAGTTGGAGGGCAATTTGTATATGAAGGACCAATCTCATTATATGGAGCAGTTTCTCCTAACGTAAACCCAAACCCTACCCCTCTAGTTAACCCAATCCCCGACTCCCAGAAATTAAATTATTCCCAAGTAGAAAGTGGGGGGTATAACGTACAAAACAATAATCTTGTTTCTTTAGATTTTAATTCTATTTCAAATCCTGGTCAAGCTACATTTGTTGAAAGAAGTAATATACATCCTTTATTACCATATGCTGGAGATATAATATATGAAGGTAGATGGGGAAATAGTATAAGATTTGGTAGTACTGCTAAAGTAACAGGTAATTACCCTAATACATGGTCTTCATTTGGAAATAATGGAGATCCTATTACTATATTGATAAATGGTCAAAATCCTAAAGCTAGTAGCTTTGGGGCTGAACCTATTACTGAAAATATATCTCAAGATTTGTCTTCAATATATTTAACCTCTTACCAAAAAATTCCATTTAGTATAGCAAATGAAAATTTTATTTCTTATACAACTCCCCCAACAACACCTGCTCAATATATAAATCCACAAATTATTCTTAATTCAGATAGAGTTGTAATTAATGCTAAAAATGATAGTGTATTAATTAGTGGGCAAAATTCAATAGGTATTTCCTCAAACGGGAGTGTAAATATAGATGCTTCTTCCCATTATATTAGCTCAAATGATATTAAATTAGGATCTAAAAATGCAACTCAACCTGTTTTACTTGGAGACAATACTGTTGATTTATTAATTGAATTAACTGAGGCCGTTAAAAATTTAGCTTCTATTTTACAAGTACAAAGAGATTATCCTGGGGGTGTTTTAGCAACCTCATATAATTCTGTAGCGGGTAATATACTTAATCAAATAAATGATCCAACAAACGGTATTTTAGCTCAATTAAATAATAATAGTCTTAAATCTCAAACAACTAAAGTACAATAATGGCTCTAGAAACTAAAAATACTGGTTCTCTAAAAACTAAAAATACTGGTTCTCTAGAAACTAAAAATACTGGTTCTCTAGAAATAGAAATTGATTTACAACAAGTATTATCTTTAGTTGGAATAAGTTTACCTAATACAGGTTCACTTTCTCCTACAGGTTCTCTCCCTGAACCTCCTAAGAAAATTAAACTTCAATCAATCAAAGGAACGGTTGTTGACTTAATCACTAACCAACCATTACCAGGTGTTGTAGTTACAAATAAACTTTTAAAAAGAGATACTACTAACAGTAAAGGAGAATTTTCTATAAAACATCCTGATTTAACAGATACTGGATTTGATCCTGCTAAGTTTCCTTTAAATTTTAAACTCCGAAACTACGGCCCATATACAAATACCCCATATAAATCAGATGGTACTCTTAAACTCGACTTGGGGATAATCACATTAAATCCTTTACAATCAAACTTACAAAAAGAAATTCAAAAACTTTTTAAATTTCCTGATTCTGTTGTAGAAGAATATAATACAAAAGATGTAACTGTAGATTTTAAAGTACAAAAGAAATTAAATGTTAGTATAGATACTTTAAAAGGAATAGTTGTTCCCCTTTTACTTACCCTAATTGCAGCATATGGAATTAGTAAAGTAGAAGATTTGATTAAAAAATATGAAATTGATCCTCAAGCTGCTCTTGACGAAATAAAGGATTTAATTACTTGTCCTACTCAAGCGGAAATGGACAGATTAATAGCTACTAAAAATAAATTAGTAAAAAAAATTAATAATACACTTACTGTAATTAATAAAACCACAGAAACTTTAGCTAAATCCGAAAAAATATTAGGAATTACTTCCCCAACAATTAAACTCATACGCCAATTACCAACCCCAGTAGCAATAGGAGGTGTTGGAATCCCGATAAGTTTTATTACTGGAGTACAGGATACATTAAAATTTTTAGATAATTTAGTAGAAAAACTACTTTATGTAAATACAACAACTTTAGCTATTTTAAATTTATTAAAGGGGGTTTTAACCCAAGTTCTTTCTCTTTTAAAAATTTTGGATTTACTTACCCAATATTGTTATCCAAATGCAGCTCAAGAAAGCGTAGCTTTAGAATTAACCGCTTTAACTAATCAACAATCAACACAATTATCTCCTGTAGTTACAAATGTAAATGGATTTGAAATGGGTGTTATAACAGAAGTAACAGATAAACCATTAAAACGTAGACGAGCTATAGCTAGAAATAAACAAGGTGTAATAATGTTACAAGGAGAATTTTCCTTTAGTTCAATCGATCAGATATTAATAGATGAACTTGTATTTTATATTCAACAAAATAATTTAAAAGCAGATTAATCCTATATTTATAACCATATGAAAAGTACCGATTTTAAAAAAATAATTAAAGAAGCCGTAAGAGAAGCAATTCAAGAAGAATTGAAGGATATTTTATTGGAAGCAGTAAAATCCCCTAAACAGGTAGTCAGAGAATCATATACCCCAGGACAACCTCCCCCAAATCCACCATCTTATGCTCCACCTCCAATAGACTTTAGATCAAAATATGCTGAAGTATTAGGTGAAACTGCTTTAAGTTTTACTTCACAAGACGCACAACCATCATTTAGACCACAATCTAGTGACCCTGTAAATGGAAATTTAGGAACAGGTGAATTAGGTATGGATCAAATTATGAGTTTATTAAATACTAAATAATGGCATTTAATCCCCAACAAATAGCTCCTATTGATTTTGATTCTAGCACTGCTGTTGGGGTTAATCTTCCTTTTAGTGGTCCTGCTGTTTTTCTTTCAAATTATACAACAGCGGAAGCTACTAAAAATAATCTTATTAATTTTTTCCTTACTAACCCCGGAGAAATACTTTTAAATCCTACTTTTGGGGGTGGTTTAAGAACATTCATATTTGAACAAATAACTGCAGATAATTTAAATTTTCTTAGAGAAGATATTAACAATAAAATATCTGTTTATTTCCCAAATATTATAGTAAATGATTTATTAGTAACAGGACAATCAGATACTAATCAAATTACAGTTACTCTCAAATACTCAGTATTAAACACTAGTATCAATGATACTATTATAATTGAATTTTAAAAATGGCTAACGTAAATAGAGACATAAAATACATAAATCGTGATTTTTCTAGTTTTAGACAAAGACTTATAGAATTTTCTAAAACTTATTTTCCATTAACATATAACGATTTTACCCCTGCCTCACCGGGTATGATGTTTATAGAACAAGCATCATATGTTGGTGATGTTTTAAGTTTTTATTTAGATAATCAATTTCAAGAAACATTTGTTCAATATGCTCAACAAACAAATAATGTGTTTGAGTTGGCATATATGTTTGGTTATAAACCTAAATTATCAACCGCAGCACAAGCTGTAGTTGATGTGTACCAACAAGTACCTTCTAAATTAGTTCTTGGAGAATATGTCCCTGATTATGATTATGCTTTAACTATAGGAGAAAATACCGTTGTAAGTTCACTTAATGGAGGTAATTTCCTTATCCAAGATAAAATTGATTTTTCAGTTTCTAGTTCCCAAGACCCAACAGAGGTAACAATATACCAAATTTCCAGTAATAACCCCCAGTACTATCTTTTAAAGAAAAGTAGAAAAACAATTTCTGCTACTATTAATGTTCAAACTTTTAATTTTACTGATCCAATTCCCTTTGATACTATTCAACTTACAGCAAATAATTTTCTTAAAATATTAGATATTACTGATTCTGATGGTAATATTTGGTATGAAGTAGATAATTTAGGTCAAGAAATGGTATTTAATACTATTAAAAATACAAACGTTAATGACCCAAATATTAATGGAGATACCCCTTATTTACTTCGTCTTAAAAAAGTAGCAAGACGTTTTACTACTAGAGCTATTTCTAATACTACTATTGATTTGCAATTTGGTGCTGGTGATCCCCTTAATGTTACTGAAGAAATCACTCCAAATGCGGATAATGTGGGTATTGGGTTACCATTTGAACAAAATAAATTAACAACAGCATATTCTCCAACAAACTTTTTATTCACTGGAACTTATGGAATTGCTCCATCAAATACTACTTTAACAGTAAGATATTTAACTGGAGGAGGAGTCTCATCAAATATTGCATCTAATACTTTAACCACTATTAATACATCCCAAACTAAGTTTAACAACGTAAATTTGAACTCGGTTTTAGCAAATTATGTATTTAATTCATTAGCTTCAAATAATACTGAAGCTGCTAGTGGAGGAAAAGGTGGAGATAATATTGAAGAAATTCGTCAAAATACTTTAGCCTTAATAGCCTCTCAACAACGCTCAGTTACTGCAGATGATTATTTAGTTAGAGCTTTAAGTATGCCTTCGGACTATGGTGCTATATCTAAAGCGTACATTGAACAGCCTAAATTAACTGATACTCAAGTTTCAACAATTGAAACTCTTAATTTATATGTTTTATCTCTAAATTCGCAAAATCAATTAGATTATGCTACTGAAACTTTAAAAAATAATTTACGCACATATATATCTCAATATAGAATGATTGGAGATAATATTGAAATTAGAGATGCGTTTATTATTAATATTGGTGTTGATTTTGAAATTATAGTACTTCCTGAATATAATAATAATGAAGTATTATTAGCATGTGTTACTGCGTTACAAACATATTTTAATATAAATAATTGGCAATTAAACCAACCAATTTTCTTAAGAGATTTATATATTCTCCTTGATAAAATTAAAGGAGTCCAATCAGTTAAAAATATTTCTATTTCAAATAAAGCAGGAACTAATTCAGGATATTCACAGTATGCTTATGATATAACAGGAGCAACTCAAAACCAAGTAATTTATCCTTCACTGGATCCTAGTATTTTTGAAATAAGATATCCTAATAATGACATAAAAGGTAAAGTAGTTCCTTTATAATACCATATTTATAATAAAATATATAATGGCTATATATAAACTATTCCCTTCTCAAGACGCTACTTTATACACATCCTATCCAACTATGAATACAGGATTGGATGCTATCTTAGAAGTATCTAATAAAATTGATCTTGACGGATTACCAATTGTAGCTCGATACCTTATTCAATTTGATAATACTGAAATTATAGATGTTATAAATAATAAGATCAGTGGTAGTTTATATGACATTTATCTTAAAAATTTTATAGCTGAAGCCCAAGGTATTAACCAAAACACAACTTTAGAATTACGTACCGTGGCCCAATCCTGGAATAATGGTACTGGATATGCTTTAGATAACCCTATAGTTGAAGATGGATCTTCTTGGGCATATGCTTCATATTCTGGCTCAAATCCATGGCTTCCTAGTGGAAGTACAACCGGTGGATACTATACAAGCTCATTCAATTCATCATATTCTACTCAAGGAGGGGGTAATTTTTTTACATCTTCTATTTACTTAGTAACTGCATCATTTGGTTTACGTTCAACTAAAGATATTGAATTAGGTGTTAAAACTATAGTTAATGCTTGGTCTAGCTCAGCAATCATTAATAATGGATTTTTAGTTAAACTTTCGGGTTCATATGAATTCAACCCAAGTGAATATGTTCAACCTACATTTAAATACTATAGTGTTGATACAAATACAATATATCCCCCAACTTTAGAATTTAGATGGAGAGATTACACTACAGTACTTACGGGATCAGCTACCGCAAGTATAGTAAATACAGTAGACTTAAAAATGTCTTTAGCTGAAAACTCGGGTGAATTTTTTCCTGAAAGTATAAATAGATTTTATATAAATGTAAGTCCTTTATACCCAACAAGAACTTATCAAACAGCTTCATTATTTACTAATTTAAATTATTTACCAACTAGTTCATATTATGCCATAAAAGACTTGGCTACCAACGAATTTGTTGTTAACTTTGATACATTATATACTCAAATCAGTTCTGATGCAAATGGTAATTATTTTACAGTTTATATGAGTGGTTTAGAACCTGAAAGATATTATAAAGTTTTAATTAAAACTATTATTGGTGGTTCAACAATTATATTTGATGATAA